CAAACTTAGTCTCGAGTGTGTCACCCCATAAAGTGACGTCTGTTTTGTTCTTAGGCATTTGTTTTCCTCCTATATGACTAAGATTAAAACGAAAGCACCAGAACGATCGAACGACCGTCTGGCCTCCCGATGAAATACTTATGGCATATTTTTGAAGTGTGATCAATAGCAAGGTGTTGCAAGTAATACCATATAGTGACAAAACGTGGTATCTGATGGCATACCCGTACCCCATGACCCGCTTTGCTCACTTGGTTCCATGTTGTGTATAGTAATATTAATTTCCACGAATAATCACCAAAATATTGAGTTTGGCGACCCCACACCCCCCTTATATAGGAAGACCCCCCCTATAGGAGTCCCAAAATCCTTTACAAAAAAATTTTTTATACTATAACATGTTTATCGGCTAACAATTGGCTTGCAGAAATGACTCTAGTAGTAGAACCTGAATTAGGTGTAAAAATAGATAAGAATCCACCCTCTATTGATCTTAAGGATCGTATGGAGTCAGCAGCTAACACCGCAAAAGAACTTGGAAAACATGGGTTAGACGTAGAACCTACCAAGGAAGATAAAGATGTAGCAGCAAAACTCGCCGTTGCATACGCAGATAACCCAGAAAAGACTTCTAAAAAGGCCACGCCCAAGAAAGTAGCCACACTTACACCCGCATCTTTGATCCTTACAGACAGTATTTTACAGGAATTTGGCCGTTCTGTGGTAGAGAGCGCAGTGCAAATACGTCACCTTGTGACAAATAAGTTACTATTGGAGACTGATAACCCTGATCCGCGTGTACGCATACGTGCATTGGAGCTTTTAGGTAAGATTAGTGACGTAGGACTGTTTGCAGAGAAGTCTGAAGTGACAATAACACACCAGTCTACGGATGATATTAAGGAAAAACTACGAAGTAAACTCGCAAAACTCGTAAATCCGCCTCAAGAAATAGAAGACGCAATAGAAATTGACGGTGAACCCGTAGATGTGAGTAAAGAACTCGGTATTGACGATGAGTGAAGCTGCTTTAGCCTTTTCCGAGGAAGAAATCCAAGTAATGTTAGACAATTTAGACCATTATAGCACAGATGAAGTGGCAGAGATTGACCGTATGGTCGATGAATTGAGTGTTCGTAAAGAAAACACCCTTGCTTACGATGATTTGATTGAATTTTGTAAAAGAATGCAGTCTGACTACATAGTTGGAAAACATCACAGGTTACTGGCAAATATGCTTATGGGTATAGAACGGGGAGATAAAGACCGTATATGTGTAAACATACCACCACGTCATGGTAAATCTCAACTTGTGTCTATATTTTTTCCAGCATGGTTTTTAGGGAGAAATCCGAACAAAAAGGTTATGATGGTGTCCCATACCACAGACTTAGCGGTAGATTTTGGACGTAAAGTACGTAATTTAATCGCTACAGATGAGTATTTGTCTATATTCCCCACAGTTAAGTTGGCTTCTGACTCTAAATCAGCGGGTCGTTGGAACACTAGCTCTGGAGGTGAGTATTATGCGTGTGGTATTGGTTCTTCTATTGCTGGGCGGGGTGCTGACCTCCTGCTCATTGATGACCCACATTCTGAACAAGATGTCATTAATGGAAATTTCGAAGTGTTTGAGAAAGCCTACGAGTGGTTTACATTTGGAGCACGTACTCGGCTTATGCCTGGAGGTCGAGTTGCCATAATACAGACACGTTGGCATATGGATGACTTAACAGGACGTGTTGTACGGGATATGGGGCAAAATGAGCGATCAGACCAATACGAAGTAGTAGAGTTCCCTGCAATACTAGATGTTGTGGATGAGGAAACTAAGAAATCGACTCAAAAACCCCTTTGGCCTGAGTTTTTTGATTTGGACGCCCTGCTCAGAACAAAAGCGTCTATGCCTGTGTTTCAGTGGAACGCGCAGTATCAACAAGAACCCACCGCTGAAGAGGCTGCTCTGGTTAAGCGGGAGTGGTGGCAGATGTGGCAGAAAGAAAGTCCACCTGCGTGTGAATATATTATTATGTCTCTCGACGCTGCAGCAGAGACACACAACCGTGCAGACTTCACCGCATTGACCACATGGGGGGTGTTTTTGAACGAAGAAGTAGATAATTACAATATTATTTTGCTAAATAGTATAAAAAAGCGTATGGAGTTCCCAGAGTTAAAAGATTTGGCTATGGAGGAGTACTCTGAGTGGGAACCAGATGCGTTCATTGTGGAGAAAAAGAGTGCAGGTACAGCACTTTACCAAGAGATGAGACGTATGGGACTACCTGTGCAAGAGTACACACCCCACAGGGGCTCAGGTGACAAATTGGCACGTTTAAACTCCGTAACTGATATTGTAGCATCGGGGTTATGTTGGGTTCCAGAGACACGTTGGGCAGAAGAAGTAATAGAAGAGATTGCAGGATTTCCATTTATGAGCCATGATGACCTTGTTGACTCTACCGTAATGGCACTTATGCGCTTTAGGCAGGGTGGATTTATAAAACTACCAAATGACGAGCCTGACGAGGTTCGGTACTTTAAACAACGACGAAGTGGATTTTATTGATGGCTATTGAGAAGGGACTATACTCCGCCCCAAAGGGGATCGACGAGGAAGTTGGTGAAGGAGAACTAGAAATTGAGATCGTAAACCCTGAAAGCGTTACGCTGGATGATGGGAGTATGGAGATAACACTCGTCCCAGGCGCAGAAGACGCCATGACAGGTGAGTTTGATGATAACCTCGCAGATATGTTGGAGGATAGTGACCTCAACTCTCTCGCTAAAGATATATGTGATATGGTCGAGTCTGACATCGACAGCCGCAAAGAGTGGGCAGATACCTTTGTTAAGGGTTTAGATGTACTTGGATTTAAGTATGAAGAACGTACAGAACCTTGGGAAGGTGCGTGCGGTGTGTATTCTACAGTGCTTGCAGAGGCCGCCATCAGATTCCAAGCAGAGACAATGAGTGAGACGTTTCCATCTGCAGGGCCAGTAAAGACTAAAATACTAGGGGAAGAGACTAAAGAGAAAGAAGAAGCCGCTGAACGTGTAAAAGCAGACATGAACTACGAGCTTACCGAGAACATGGTTGAGTACAGACCAGAGCATGAGAGATTACTTTACAGTCTTGGGTTGGCAGGGTCAGCCTTTAAGAAAGTATATTACGATCCTAACATGGGTCGTCAGGTAGCTGTTTATATCCCAGCAGAAGATGTTATCGTGCCTTACGGTGCGTCACACATAGAAACCGCAGAACGTGTTACCCATGTTATGCGTAAAACTAAAAACGAGCTAAAGAAACTACAGGCAAATGGGTTCTACAGAGAAGTAGAACTTGGAGACCCACAACCATACCACAGTGATATAGAGGAGCGAAAAGCAGAAGAAGGTGGATACTCACTTACGGATGATGATCGTTTTACTGTTTATGAAATACATGCTGACCTTATAATAGACGGTGCAGGTGATTCCGAAGAGGATGATATCGCTAAACCCTATGTTGTAACGTTGGAGAGGGGTTCAAACGAGATACTAGCAATACGTAGAAATTGGAGTCAAGATGATGAACTGATGTTAAAACGTCAACATTTTGTACACTATGTATATGTTCCAGGATTTGGGTTTTACGGGCTTGGGTTGATCCACATTATCGGTGGGTATGCCAAGGCGGGAACATCCTTGATACGTCAATTAGTAGACGCTGGTACGCTCGCAAACCTCCCTGGCGGGTTGAAATCGCGTGGATTGCGTATCAAGGGTGACGATGCTCCCATAGAACCTGGAGAGTTTAAAGATGTAGATGTGCCATCAGGGTCTATCCGTGACAACATCATGCCTTTACCTTACAAGGAGCCAAGCCAGACATTACTCGCACTCCTAGACAAGATAACACAAGAAGGCCGTAGACTCGGCGCGATTAGTGACATGAACATCTCAGATATGTCTGCTAATGCTCCTGTGGGGACGACACTTGCACTCTTGGAGCGCACACTCAAACCGATGGCTGCAGTGCAAGCACGTGTACATTATGCGATGAAACAAGAGTTTAAACTCTTAAAAGTATTGATGTCAGAATATGCACCGATGGAGTATGCCTACCAGCCTGCTAGAGGGGAAGTAAGCGCACGGCAAGCTGACTACATGCTCATAGACGTCATACCTGTCAGTGATCCAAACAGTTCCACTATGGCTCAAAGAGTGGTACAGTATCAAGCCGTATTACAGATGGCGCAACAGGCTCCGCAGATATATGACTTACCGCAACTGCACAGGCAGATGATAGATGTGTTAGGAATTAAAAATGCAGATAAACTTGTTCCGACAAAAGACGACATGAAACCCGTAGATCCTATCAGTGAGAATATGGCTGCATTACAGGGTAAGCCGATGAAAGCCTTTATCTACCAAGATCAAGATGCTCACATTGAGACACACATGGCGTTTATGCAAGATCCGATGATCGCACAGATGATTGGGCAGAACCCCCAGGCCAAACAAATAATGGCTTCTTTACAAGCACACATAGCTGAACATCTTGGGTTTAAATACCGCAAAGATATTGAAGAGCGTGTGGGTGTTGAGCTACCCGCACCTAATGCTGAACTCCCTGAAGAGATTGAGGTTAACCTTGCTAGACTTGTCGCCACTGCCGCTAAAGATCTAACGCAAGCTCATCAACAGCAAGCAGCACAAGAGCAAGCACAGAAACAAGCTCAAGATCCGTTGTTCCAGCTTAAACAAGCAGAGGTACAGATTAAACAAGCGGATGTAGATCGTAAAGCTAAGAAAGATCAAGCAGATGCGATGCGAGACGCGAAGAAGTTAGAGTTAGATGAGCAAGAAATTATACTCGATGCACAGAAGGACGGCATAAAGATGGCCGCAGATCGACGCACTTCTAACGCAAAAATTGATCTTGATACAGTAAAAACAATGCAAGGAAGTAAAACTGGGAGAACATAATGGCAAAAACCGTCTTTGACGTGCTTAAAGATAACATCGAGGTTGATAAAGCCTCTGCACTAGAATTTCTTGGGAGTGGGGGCGCAAAAGACTTCGCTCAGTACAAGGAAGTTGCTGGCCTTATACGGGGTCTGGAGTCCAGCATAGCACATATACAAGACCTCTCGCGCAACTATATGGAAGACGATGATAATGAATAAAGTAGCAGAACTGGATATAAATGAGGTAGACGAGCAGGAACTAGAAGCACAACTACCCCGTCCTGTAGGGTATCGCATACTTATTGCAATGCCTGAAATAGAAGAGACCTTCGCAGATACCAAGGTATTAAAAACCACCACTATAATACATCAAGAACATATCATGTCTATTATTGGACTTGTTTTAGATATGGGAGATCAGGCTTATTCTGATGTAGAGCGTTTTGGTAACACCCCTTGGTGTAAAGTAGGCGATTACGTAATGTTTCGTGCAAATACAGGCACGAGGTTTAAAGTTGGTGGAGTTGAGTATCGTTTAATGAATGATGATTCAATAGAAGCCGTAGTCAGCGACCCCCGTGGTGTATCACGAGCATAAGGAAATAAAAAATGGCATTTGAAAAAGTTGAGTATAGTTTTCCTGATGAGCAGGAAGATATTAAGAAACCAGAAATTGAAAATTCGTCGGCAGTAGAGATTGATCTGGATAAAGGTAAGGATAAGAAAGAGGAAGCAAAAGCTGAACCTGAACCCAAACCTGAGAAAGAAATAGAAGTTGAGGTCGTAGATGATACGCCAAAAGCAGATAGGAACCGTAAAGCCTCTGAACCTCCAGAAGATGTAACTGAGGAAGAGCTTGAAGATTATTCTGAAAAAGTTCGTAAACGGATTCAACACTTTAGTAAGGGTTACCACGACGAGCGACGTGCTAAAGAAGCGGCTTTTAGGGAGAAACAGGAACTTGAAGCATTAGCTCAGTCTCTTGTTGATGAGAATAAAAAATTAAAAGGTAGCGTTAACAAGAACCAGACAGCTCTACTAGAACAAGCTAAGAAAGGGGCAAAGTCTGAACTAGAAACAGCTAAGAACGCATACAAGACCGCGTATGAGTCTGGGGATGCAGAAGCTGTCGTAGTTGCACAAGAAAGTTTAACGGCTGCTAAGATTAAAACTGATAAGTTAAATAATTTTAAGTTACCGACTTTACAGGAGGAAGAAACTCCTGTAAACAAGACAGTAGATACTAAATTTACTCCAGCGCCGCAGGTTGCTGACGAACGAGCGATGACATGGGCGAAAGCCAATCCGTGGTTCGGCACTGATGATGAGATGACAAGTCTCGCGCTAGGGTTACATAATAAACTCGCTAAACAAGGTGTAGACCTTCAAAGCGATGAATACTACGAGGCAATAAATACTCGTATGCAGCAATTATTCCCAGAGCAATTTGAGGATGTTGCACAAATGGAGGTTGAGAAGCCCAAACGCAAGGCCAACGTGGTTGCACCCGCTACGCGGAGCACGTCACCCCGAAAAGTGACATTAACGCAAACACAAGTGTCTATAGCTAAGAGACTTGGATTATCTCCAGAACAATACGCCAAACAGGTTGCAATAGAAATGAGGAAAGACAATGGCTGAAAATCGCATAGACCGTGAATTAACTACTCGTGAAACATCAACACGTAAAAAGGCTTGGACACGTCCTGAAGTATTACCTTCACCGACACCACAACCTGGATACGCGTTTCGTTGGATCAGAACAAGTACTCAAGGGCAAGCAGACGCCACAAACGTTTCTTCAAAATTACGTGAAGGTTGGGAGCCAGCAAAAGCTTCAGATCATCCTGAGATTACAATGGTAACTATAGAGAATGAAAAGTTTTCTGATAACGTTGTGATTGGTGGTTTGATGTTATGTAAAGCTCCGATTGAATTGGTAAACGAGCGCAGTAATTATTATAAACAGCAAACGGATAACCAAATACAGTCAGTAGACAACAACCTCATGCGAGAGAACGACCCTAGAATGCCCTTGTTTCACGACAGGAAATCTAAGGTTACTTTTGGAAAAGGCAATTAATTTAGATCAAAGGAGAATTGGATATGGCTTATCCAACTATAGACGCCCCTTATGGGCTTGTTCCCGTTGGCCTGATTGGTGGTCGTCCTTACTCAGGCGCTACTCGACGAATGAAAATAGCTAGTAATTATGGTACAGCTATTGGAAAAGGCGATTTAGTAAAACGTGTAAACGACGGAACCATTGAGCGTGACGGGAGTACAACAGCTTTCCCAGCTACTGGCACACTAGGTATTTTTATGGGTTGTAGTTATACTGACCCGAATACTAGCCAGCTAACATTCAACAATCAGTATCCTGCTAGCACTGTTGCTAGTGATATTGAGGCGTTTGTCGCTGATGACCCTGACTTAATAATGAAAGTAGCTATTTGCTCTTCAGGGACAACAATGGCAACATTGGGAAGAACTGTTATTGGTAATAAAACTTCAGTCATTAGTAATACATTAACTACTATTAATGGGCGTTCGAAGTTAGCTGCTAGTAGCAGCATTAATACCACCTCAACACTACCACTTCATATTATTGATGTAGTTGATAGCACGGCAACTGGAAGCGATACTTTCCAAGAATTGCTTGTTATCTTCAGCACTCATACTGATAATGGTAGTAACGTGTTCATTGGTGGACATGCTTATCGTAACCCAGTTGGCCTATAAAGGAGAATAAATAATGGCTATTTCACGCGCACAACTCCTTAAAGAACTGCTACCTGGCTTGAACGCATTATTCGGTTTGGAATATGCAAAGTACGGTGAGGAGCACGCAGAAGTCTTTGAATCAGAGACCTCTGATCGTTCTTTTGAGGAAGAAACTAAGCTATCAGGCTTCTCTGCAGCACCAGTCAAAGACGAGGGCTCTGCCATCGAATACGACAATGCTCAAGAGGCTTTCACGGCTCGCTATAACCATGAGACAATCGCAATGGGCTTTTCAATTACTGAAGAGGCTATCGAGGATAACTTGTATGATTCTTTATCAGCTCGTTATACTAAAGCGCTTGCTCGTGCTATGGCATACACAAAACAAGTTAAGGCAGCTACAATTTTAAATAATGCCTTTGACTCTGGCACTACTTATGGAGATGGAGTGGAGCTTTGTTCTACTGCACACCCACTAGTAAGTGGCGGCACTAACTCGAATGAGCCAGCAACTGCGGCAGATTTGAATGAAACTTCACTAGAAGCAGCTATCATTCAAGTCGCAGGTTGGACAGACGAGCGCGGCTTGTTAATCGCTGCAAAACCTCGCAAACTTGTGATTCCACCGAACTTGCAATTCGTTGCAACTAGATTGTTGGAAACAGAAGGTCGCGTAGGTACAGCAGATAACGATCTAAACGCGATCCGCAACAACGGTGCTGTTCCTGAAGGTTATACAGTAAACCACTATCTAACAGATACAGATGCATGGTTTATGTTAACCGACGTTCCAAACGGTCTTAAACACTTTAACCGTAGTCCAATGGCGACATCTATGGATGCTGACTTTGACACAGGTAACAGTCGTTATAAAGCCCGTGAGCGATACAGCTTTGGTGTATCAGATCCACTAGGGATCTTCGGCTCACCTGGAGCATAACATAATTTAGAGGGGGCGGTGCAAATCGCCCCTTTCTTTTTACACGGGTTCGTGTATAATACAAAAATTACCTTGACAGTTGCATCGGGCAACTGACGCTAGCCAAGACAAGGAGATTTCACATGGCTAATACAACATTTAACGGTTCCGTCCGTTCTGAAAACGGTTTTAAGCAAGTAACAAAAAGTTCTACTTTAGGTACTTTTACAGACAATTTTACTGTTAATTCTAGTGGCGCTGTTTATAACACAGCAGGCGCACATTTTAAATATACTGCAGCAGCAGGCTACGGCCCAGCCGACCTTGTTGTAGGTAAAGGTGGTTCAATAGGGGGTACAGTAAACCCTTATGCAGAAAGTTCTACAGCACTGTTCCAAACAGGTACAAAACTATTTTACGGTAATAACATCTACCGATATGGTCAATGTGGCGGTACAGCAGTTACTGCAGGTAAACTTATTCAACACGCAGCAATAGATTCTAACCACGCTAACATGACTGCAACTGCGGCTGTATCTGCGGGCGAAACTGATATCTCAGTTGAAACAGGTGGTAACGACATGACTCTTAACGAGTATGCAAATGGTTATCTCTGGGTAAATGACGTGAATGGTGAAGGTCAAACAATGCGGGTTAAATCTAATCCAGCTCACGACCACTCATCAGATCCTAGTGTTGTCATTACTACATATGATGCTGTAGCAACTGCACTGACTACAAGTTCGCAACTTTCAATAATTCACGATCCATACACAGGTTTGATTGTAGCTCCTGCTACAGAGACAGGTTGTGTCATGGGTGCAACAGTTATTGATATGACGGCTGACTATTATGGTTGGTTCTGCGTATCTGGCCCACAGGCTCTACTAACTGTCGGTACAGTGGTTGTTGGTAACATCGCAGTTCGTTCAGGCGGCACTGCTGGAGGCGTTGCTCCTGCTACTGATAATGTTCTTACCGAGATTGGAGAAGTGATGGCAGTGAGCGCTAACACAGAATACTCTCTTGTTTGGATGAACATACAATAATTAAATTAGGTAGGGGGAAACCCCTACCGCCTCATAAAGGAGATTAATATGAGTCATTCAGCAAATTCTGATGTATCTGCTTTAACTATAAGCGATGAAAACGCAGCAGACGCAGATCGTTTAGTTACTGCCGCAAGACCAAACACTTCAGCAACTATGGCTAATACGACCTTTGCAGGAGGAGCAGCTAGAAATGTTACTGTAACAACTGCAGGGACAGGCGATAATGCAAAAACATGTACGATTACAGGTACAGACGTGTTTGGAGATGCTATGACCGAGGTTATTACTTCTACAAGTTCTGCCGAGGCAGTTGCAGGGGAAAAACTATTCCTTACGGTTTCAGCCGTAGAGTGTTCCGCGCAATATGCAGCTAATATAACAGTAGGTTCAGGAACACTATGTGCTCAAGCTATACAAGGTAGTAATAGAATAAGACTTAAAGGTATGTCTATTGTTTCAGGTGGTACAGCAGGGACTGTAGAGTTTATAAATGGAGCCCCTGAAGATGGTACTACTTTGTTTAAGGCTAGAACTATAGGTACAGCTAATACTACTGTAGATAGAACAATACCTGCAGAAGGT